CCGAGTTGGGGTACCCGGCACCATAGAGAGTAAACTGGTCTGAGGGATATAACGTGATTCGATGATATCACTCTTATAACTCTCAGGCAGGGCACTCTCCTGTTTAACTGGTGGCTTGGTCCCACCGAACGAAGTCTGGGCCATTTAATTTACCTGTGTCTCGTAATTGAAGGTATTGGTTATAGGAGTCCGAGTTCTTGGCCACAATCATGGCGTACAACATGCCGTATGCTGGGAAGAACGGGGAACTCTTGCCGTCACCGAGGTTGATCTGATCCAGTATCCACTCCCAATCGGCCCAGCCGTTTTCACCCCAACCTTCAGGCAGTGGGAAGTTCGGGAACAAGATGCCGATAATCCAACGACCATAATCCAGGTCATCCAAGATATCCTGAATACAATCATCGCTGTACAGATGGATAGCGTAGTCAAACACAATGGTGACGCGGTAGATATTCTCCATACGAGGTTTACGCAACATCTGGAGGTCGCCTGCTGGGTCTAACTGGTACTGGTCCTCTAAGACCAAGATCGCATCACGCCCCTCATCGGTCCACAGCTGGATGTTCATGGGGTTGTGATGACGGCGGGTGACCTTGCTTGCATACCGCAGCAGATATTGGATAACGGCGGGATTCCAGGTGAACCCGTTGATGTCGGTTAAATTCAACAGGGTTTGGAAATCCAGGTCCTCTACATTGAGCAGCACCTGAAGTTGTGGACTCAGATACTGAATCGGTTCAGGACGCCAGTTATCCTGGGTCGGGAAGACGTGGTAGAACGGCTCCTGGTTCTGCTGATAATCCCATACCTTACGGGCTGCGGCAGCTTCAAAGAACGCCCGGTTAACATACTCCACCTTGTTGTTCTCAAACACATCCGGCACATAGTCACCGTGCATCGGCTGCTGGTAAATTTGAATCGGGTATTCAAAGATCCACTCGGTGTGTTCCGTCCAGTAGAACCAATAGCGAAAGCTTACTTCATAACGCCCGATATATTGACCGTTGTTCACCACCGCCATGTTGGGGTTTTCCATGTTCACCCCAATGTCTGAGATGCACTGCTTAAATACAAACACCGGCGCTTTGAATGCCGCATTGCGCAAAATTCCGGTGGGGACGGTGGCGTTGTCCTCCATCCAGTCCAGGAAGTGTTTATCCGGAGCAACCTGCCCGGCTGTTTGCAGTAACAGATAGATCTGGTAATAACAGTTAAGTTGAGTCTCGGTCAACGGGTAATGGGTCTCAACATCAAACAAGGTGTTTTGGTGAGAACTCATGGTTTTAGAACGGATGTTGGTGACAAACCGTTGTGCCGTTACCCGGTCTTTGAAGATCGCATTAACCGTGACATTCATTCGACGGGTGATAAACTTGGGAAAGATCGCCGCCTTACTGATGGGGTCTGCCCAGAGCGTCATGTCCATCTTGTTGCCGCTGTACGCATCCAGCTCGTCGTTATAACCTGCCTCTACCTGCTCAAGCTCAATATAGAGTTTGTTGTCATAACCGAGATCAATGCCCGTATCTGACCCCCGTTGTCCATCTTTATCCCCGCCAATGAGTTTTGATACCTCGGAATCCCCGTTGAAGAATATACGTTGGCCCACATTGATGTTAAAATAATCCAACATGGTTTCCAGGGATTTCAGTACCGCAGGACGGGTACCAATTCGGTATGTTTCATTGGAAGGAATTCTTACATTAAGCATAATCTCTTCCTCTTAAGAACAATCATAACATCAAACCCTCTTACCCCCTAAGAGGTAAGAAGGCTTAAGTGTTTTACTCTATTTCTATTTCGATTTCATCCATGTCGTCATCACTACCTTCGGTAGGAAGAGAAGGATAAGGATGTTCGCTTTGCTCACCTGTATTTAAATCCCCTTCCCCACTCACCGGATTCTCCGCACTACTCTCGTCACCTGTATCTGGTAACCCTTGCGAGTTATCAGACGTATTATCAGAAGTGTCATTATTTTTTAATGATTCCTGATAACGGATTTGAAAGAGTTCACCTGAGGAGATAATCACAACGATATCGGAGAAGTCATCGGCATACTTGTCGACTACCCGTGCACCCGACAGCAGTCCTTTACACAACGCCAATGACTCTGCCTTGACCTGAGGAATAAACCGATCAATGATCGCGGTAACAAATTCCAGCGACAACGAGGTCGACACAAATTTGGTCTCTTCGATCTCAATGATTGACCCCATCAGAAAGTTGCGGAACTTCAGCAGATCTAACGACGCACCAATGTCCACTGACGAGACATCACGCTCCACATTAAGATCAAGACCCGTAAAGGCATCCAGAATCACGTAGCAGCGTAGAACACCTTTATACCCATAAGAGTTATGGGAGAGCGGTAACTCCATGTAGCGTGCGTTAGAGGAAGGATTTACAACAGCGACGTTGTAATAGTCAACATTCTGTTCCAACCCCAGATCGTAGATGGTACTGAGTTTGGCATAGAGGTCATTGACTGTACTGCCGGCAGGCAAAGAGAGCGTGGGCAGATGTTGGAAGTAATCCGTGAGATCTACCTTGGTTAACTCAAAGAACGTTTTAATCGACCCGTTGATTCCCTCAATGCGCGTTTGCGAATCACTGAGGGCGTAGAGTTGATAAAGCGTGTAACCTTGAGGAAGCTGTTTACTGATCGCCTCTTTAAAGTTCAGCATAGCTTAGCCTTTGAAGTTAGAAGGAGCGGGCTTCTCTTTGACTGAGGTTGCCATCTTCGCCAGGGAGTTCAGACCGCCAATGATCTTGTTCTGCATGCCGCCGATGATACGTGCTTTCTTGGTACCTTCTTTGGCTTCGTCGCTGGCTTCCTTGTTCTCCTCTTTGATACCCGCTTTAACTTCTGGGGTATCGTCTTCTGAGGCAACTTTTGGTGAACGCAGTTTGTTGGCCGAGTTCTGAGTTTCGCTTAGGCATTTACGCAGTGACGTTCCCACTGACTGCACACCCTGAGACGAGGCGGTATAGACTTCGTTGAATACCGCCCGCAGTTTGGCCACGGTATCACAACCCTTGACTTTCTCTGCCGCGGCACGGATCTTGTCCATGGCTGAACCGAGATCACGGTTCTCTTCTTTGATCTCGTTATACTCAGCACCACCGTCCAACGCTTTCATGATGTTCTCAGGATTGCGCAGAGGAGAATCTTCAGGGATCGGGGTGTTCCCTTCTACGTCAGCTAACGCAGCGATACCCTTTTCTGCTTTCTCCAACGCATCCTCAGCCGATTTCTTGGCATCGCCGAAGAAGTACGTGCTGATACGCTTGAGCATCGCTGTGATGTTGTCGTAGAGCTTCTTGGCAACATCTTTGGCGGCGTCGAGTACGCTGGCTTCTGTACCGGCAAAACTCATCATGTCCGACAGCAGCGAGTAGTGACTCTCGTTACCTGTCAGCGCAGCAAATCCATTCCCGCCCGCTTCGGCGACAGTAACTGCCCCGTCGAAGTACCAGTCCATGTGATCGAACTCTTCACTGATCTCGGTGGGGAGATCAGGTACCACTAAAATATCTTCATCCATTTCTTACTACCTCTATAAAGCGGTCATTACAAAACTCAATGAGTTCGTCAGTCAGTTGCAGTACGTTGAGTAACAACACCATCTGCATCACCTTAGCTTCGGAGTACGGAGATTCAATCCAGTACTTCACTGCATCCAGCGCAGATCTAATGGTGAGTTCACCCCGTTCCAGAGTTCCCTGATCAAACGGGAAACGAATATCGTTGGCCAGGTTTTCACGGTGGATAATCAACATCGGATTCAGCACCGGATAATCCATCACCGCCTTCTCAAGCGGCATACCGATCTGTTTAATCAGATCCCCTACGTTGGTGTGTTGGGCGGGATCAGACGCTAATACATCGATACTGGCAAACAGATCATTGAAGTTAATGGTGGTTTCACTAACCGTCTCCATAAAGGTCGGGTTACTGAACTCATTGCGAATCTCAGTGATGGTGTTTAGGGCACGATTGCAAATAGATTCAGGATCAACCAGGGTATTGGCAATGGTGATTTCCCCGCCAGCCCGTTGAACCCGAATAGCCACCAAACACTGTTTTAAGAAAAGGTAATTCTCTTGGTTGGCAATCATACCCAAACCTCAAGTGAACCCGTGAAGTGGTCATGTGTGGAGTTAACCGAGATAATCAGTTTCCCCTCGATGGTCACCAGATGCACTTCACTGAGTTTTAAGTTATAGAAACCAAAGACCCGACAGAAGGTGACAAAGTCACGCACGCTGTCAGTGTCAAACGCTGTGGGCGTATCCAGAAGGTCGGGATCACTTACCACAAGGTCGGTGCCGTACAAGTTATTGAGCTTCACCGCTTTAGCCGCAGTAATGGTCTTCTGACGACGCATCACTCCCTTCTTAAAAGGGCGAATGTCTAAGTCAGCAGGAAAGAGACTCCCCAGACTGACTTTGTTCATCAGTACCCCAACACGCGACGTGACATCCTGAAGCAGCACCTTGTCATCGACACTGGCACGGGCAAATGAAAGCTGGTCCAAAGAGATGCGAGTAGAGACGTTGTTTAGCTTATCAAAGGCAGCAACGCCTAAACTCTTGATCTGCATCATGGATAGGTTCAGGGGGTCAATGGTCATGGGCGCAGGCTCGCTTTTACAAAGTCAAGTCCTGCATCGGTTGCGGTCAGGACATACTGAAGGTTCACGGTCATCAGACGCTTGTTAAAGCGCACCAACCAGTTCAGGTATTGACGCTGTTCAGACGTGAGCTTCTCCTCGGTCTTGTGTTCAAACTCACGCGCACTCTTTTCAAAGGTTCGGTAGAGCTGAGACACCGTACTCTGATTCGAACGAATCTCTTTAGAGACCAGACGCACCTTATTCAACACGTTGTCAATCATCGGGCCGCTGGGTTCAAACTCAGGTGACAATAACTTCACCGGCACGGTTGAGCTTTGGAAGTAAACACCGATCTTGTCAAGTGTCCCTACCTTGGGCTCTTCAATGATCAATTGACGGTTCCCCGGAATAACTTCAGAGAGATAGAGATCGCCCTTTTGACTCAGCACCATGTTGGATTTAATCACCCCCATGGTTTTGTTGAGTTGGGTCTCCAGATTGAAGTTAGTCCCGGCTGCATCTTTAATCAGTCCCACTAACTCACGGTAAGTTTTGATCGTGGCTTTGTAGTACTCGTTGATGCTGTTGATTGACACCGCAATCCAGTTACCGTCTAATGAGACCGTGTGAGGATCTAACAGACGACGGTGTGTTGCGGGGTATTTCACCGGTGTGGTAACAATGCCATCACGTTTGCGGTTAACAGATATCCGAAACTCTCGGTTATCTAAACGAGCAATACGGTTGTTGATGAGATTGAGGATAAAGTCAACAGTGTCTTTGGCCAGCTGGATCAGAAAGTCAATCATCCGCTTGGCACTGCCTGCTGCCTCCATGCCATCAACCACAGCACTGTCATACTCAGCAGGAATAGAAATGGATCCCTGGGTAGAGAAGTATTGTAGCGCGCTTTCCATACCGGTCACGCTGTCAAGCTTGTCGCTGGCAACGTTGTCTTTCTTTACCTTTACATCTTGCCCAAGAAAGAAGTTCATTCTCTCTTCATAAGGCTTTAGGCGTTCCCCGTAGATTTGATCATTGGAGTTAGCAGTGGCCTTAGGGTCGGGAATCAGTTTGTTTGACATAATAACTCCTAAGTGAGGTCATAGCATTAAACAACAAAAGGAACAAGAGGCCGAAGCCCCTTGTTCCAAATGAGGTTTAATCTTTATTCAAGATTAGAAGTGTGCTTTAACGAAGCTCAGCTGAGCGTCGAGAATGGCAGCACCCAGGTTGGTTGCGCCACGAGCGTACTTCAGGCCAGCGCTGTGCGCGGCTTTAACTGCGCTGATCGTTGACTTGACTTCTTTCTTGCCGTCGTCAGTGCGATCTTCTTTCGGCGCCTGGTTTTTCTCGATCGCCGCAATCGCTTTATCGCGCTGGGTGGTCAGAGCAGATTTGTCCAGTTTCGCATTGTGCAGTTTGTCTGCATCAGACGCGACGCTGTTCAGGATGTTTACCAGAACGCCTTTTTCCAGCTTGGTGCCTTTCGGTGCTTCGCCTTCTTTGATGGTCACAGACGCTTTGCCCAGGCCAGCATCTTTAGTTGGAGCAACAACGCTGACTTCAGCGCCCTGACCGAATTTGATCACCAGAGTTTCGGTGGTTTCGGTTTTGCCATCAACAGTTGAGCTACCTGCGCCATTGAACGCTGCAGCAACCGCATGCGCTGCGTTAGCAGAATCGCCTTCACGCGCCAGACCCAGACCGCCCAGTTCAGAGAAGCATTTGCCCTGTACAGAGATCAGTGCAGCGATCGCTTTGGTGGTGCCGTTGCTTTCCAGCAGAGATGCAGATTTCTGCAGAGTCACTTCAGCTTTGGTTTCTTTGGCCGCTTGCAGAGACGCTTTGGTGGTACCAGCTTTGGCTTTGATGCCTTTCAGTTTGTTGAACAGACCAACGAACAGATTGATGAAGCTGTTGTACAGATCGATGAAGAACTTCTTCACAGCGCCGACTGCTTTACCAGCAGTTTCGCGGAAGGTTTCCATGCCTGAGTACGAAGCCAGGTTTGCAGTGGATGCATCAGAGAAAGACTCTGCGCCCATTACGTCAACCGGCTGACCGAATTTGGCAGTGATTTTAGAAGCGTGGCGATACTGGTGTGCAAACAGTTCAGCATTGAACGGAGTTGCGCCAGAGATCATAGATTCCATACCTTCGATGGTTTCTTCCAGCTCTTCGACTTTCTCTTCGATCGCTTCGATCGCAGTTTCGTTCTGAGCAATGTCTTTCTCAGCGTTAGCGATGTCTGCTTCCGCAGTTTTCAGTTCCGCTTCAACAACGGCTTCGGCCGCTTCTTCTGCTGTTGCAACAACAGTGGTAGCGTCCAGGTCAGCGCTTTCCTGACCGGCAATGCCTGCAAAGATATCTTTAAGTGACATAGTACTATTACCTTTTCTATAGAAAGAGTTAAAACGATTTAATTAAATTGTTTACTTAAGTAGGACGACAATGTGTCCACATAATCGTCAATGTAAATCATCAGCTGTGGAAGAAACCCTGAATAGAGGGCGAACACCTTGGTATTCCCTTCCAGATGAGAGCGCATATCTGCAAGCAGTGAAGCAGACAGAGTTCCCTTCAAAACATCCAAATGCGCAAAAGATTTACTCAGCACAGTATTGAATTTCTTCATGTAACTTTCGTACTGGTTAAGAGCCTTCACAACATATTGGTAGATTTCCACCAGTTTGTTCAACTTGGTCAAAATCGTTTTGACATCGCTTTCAGCAAATGATTCAGTGACTTCCTCGCCTGGGGTATTAACATTCATCAACGACAGCTTGTTGTTGGTTTCGTTATACCAGATGGTTTTGCCACCAGGAAGGTCATCAGACACTGAGCTGTTACCTGAATGAACAGGCAGCTTTACATGGGGAAACGACAATGCTTCCAAACCATCCAACAGCTTTACAGCGTCATCGGTGTTTTTAACATTGCCAATTCGTTCCAGTAAAGCCATCTCTTTACTTGAGTAAACCTCTACATCCTGTAAAAACGATTTGATTAATTCCATCGTTTTCTGAAGATCATCTAACCCATCGATAATATCGTCAGGTTTTCCGTTACGGGTAATTTTCTTCAGCAAGGCGGCGTTGAACGTGAGTTCAGATTTCAAAGGATCCTTACCTAAACGATTGTGAAGATGACCAATCATCATTCGACGCGTGCCCAGCGTCTTCACAATCCCCGTCACAGCGGCCTTGGTGACTTGCGTAATGCCTTTCAGCGCTTCATCACCCACATAGCCGCCGGCTTGTTTAAGTTTCCCCAGGACGTCGGTAAGCAGAGATTCAGCTCCGTCTACACGCGCGTCCTGGAGAATGAGCCCTTGAAGTGCATGACAAAGTGACGCGTGGTCATTCGACATTGTAACACTCCAGATGCAAGCTCAGCATCGTAATAAAGTGACTCGCCAACACAATCAACATACTTGAGACTTCGGTCTTAAAGCTGTTGACATCATACTGGTAATCGGCAGTGATCAACCCGTACTGGTAAGCCCGGTCCTGGGAAGTGTCGCTTTGACGCAGTGTTGCCAACACGTCTTTAACATCATCCGGATTAAAGTTCACCGCATCGTCTTCCTGATTCATGTTCTTCAGTCGAATGATAATAGCTTCTACCACATCGCGAATCATATAAATCTGGTTCAGGTTCAGGATCTTCATCTGAACTTTACCCGAGGCTTGACGAGTTCCCTTGATAACGTGATAACCGGTTTGTGACAAAGAGTCCGCATAAACCGTGTTGTCCGTTGGGATGATGATGTTGTCTTTCACCCAGCGCATGTCCAGGCTCACTGCCTGAAAACTCATGCCGTCCAGCATGCCGTTGGTCTGGCGGGCTGTGAGCTTCTCATCGTCGCCGTCTACTTTAGACCGGTTATTGAAAAGCTTGGGGATGACGCGCTCAATATCAGTAATGGTGTCGTTCTTGACATTACCGAAATAACGGATCACAGAGTTCTTGTAGCGAACCTGTTCCATCTCCCAGACCCGCAGACAGGCGGTGATATAGTTGAACTCGCTCTGGATGCCTTTGGCCACGTCTCCGTTGATCATACGGCCGTCTTTTGACAGACTGCGTACAATAAGCTCATTAAGCTCAACCTCGGTGCATCCTTCACGAATTCCCGCGACCACATTCAACACCGAGTCTAAAGCTTCCAGACGCGATTCCAGTACCTCTGTTGAGGTCGTGAGTTCAATCCAGGTACGCTGGAAGTTCTCAACAAGCTGGTTAGCCCAGCGCTTGATGTTCTTATAGGTTTCCCCGAGCATCTCACGCAAAGCGGCTGCGCGACTCTTACGCCATTCAGCCGGCGTAATGTTGACCCCAAACGTTTCATTCCCCGCAATCTTGGCAGCATGCCCGGAAACAATAAGGTTGGGGTTATCTGCAATCAGATTGTCAACTTTGCTGGCAATCTCTGTGCTCAGTTGGTAATCCTGGGATTGGTCAAGCTTTTGCAAGACCTCTTCCAGTTCTTCCTTTACACGCAGATTGACGCGAAAGTTGCTGAGTGCACCACGGGCCTCTTCAGCAAGCTTGGGAACATCCTGAACAGACACCGGGTTAATCGTCGCTGCTTTAAGGCTGTTCACCAAGTCATTTGACATAAATAATCCCGTCGATACTCAAGCAGAACTTTGCTGCCAACTCAGGACCAATCAACGCCATGAAGTCATAGAAGTGACGATCTTCGATAGAACCGAAGTCAACGTCCTCTACTACAAAGCGCGTAGCCGCACCCTGTTGAACATCATAGATGATCGGCTGTGGAATCGGGTCGCCATTGGAACTCATGCTCTGAATGCGATTCAGATCGATTTTGAGCTGAGTGATCACCACGGCACCAGACAGACGGCCATTGATGTAGCCTGCGATTTTGCGCGCTAATTCACGACGTGCACCGGCACCATCACGAAAATTCACGATCAACCAGTTACGGAAGTTCTCACCAATATAACGCTTGGCAATCCCGAAGATCTCGGCATGGGCCGCGATATCGGTGTGCAACAGTCCGCTGTTCCAGGAACTCATGAACGACTTAATGATGCGCTCATTGTTTTCCAGAACCCCGTTGTCAAATGCCGCAGGTACCAGACCAAATTTAAGGTACTTAAACTCAGTCGCCATAGCGGGCCTCGATTTGTGCGATACGGTTGTGACGCTTGATGATCTCATCCTGGTAGGTTTCGATCTGACGTTCCAGGCTTGGATCTTCCACGCCGGTACGGCGGTTGTTCAGACGCGCGATCTTCATGGCCAGCATGTCGATATCGGCATTGGCATCGTCCAGACGTTTAATGTCTTTCTTCATGCGCATCATCCGCCACCAGAAACGTGGGTTGAGTTCATGCGGTGCCAGGTTACGCTGTACACTAACTGCACCGTCGCCCACAGAGGCACGGATGATCTCTTCTGACTGTGCGTCATAGGTTTCATCAGTGAGATCGTCGATCATGGTGTCCAGAGACTTCAGAGACTGGGAGAAACGAATCACCAGTTTAGAGAAGTACTTGGGTGTATTGGTAAAGAACGCGATATCGATCTTGGTCAGGAACGTTGCCAGGTTGACTTCTTTGGTGGCTTCGGTGATCATGATATCGGTCACCAGACCGGCATAACGGTTGAAGAAGTTGACCGCCGCGATACTGTCCAGTACACCTTTCTCCTGGAAAGAGATCGTTTCAGCGTCGAACACATCAGTACGACTTTTCTGAATACGGTCACGCAGACGAGGTACCCACTGGATCAGCTGGTTAATGCTAAAGCGCAGAGAACCGACCAGAGTGGCACGAGAGTCGATGGCCTTCTTGATATCCGTTTCGATACCCTTTAACACGGCGTTACGCTGTACGTAGCTTTCCGCTGCAGAGAGGTTATCGTCATTGTCGCCAAGCAGCATTAAGGTATCGTTTAACCCACGCAGGTAAACGAGTTCTTTGTCGATGGCTGCAAGCACATCGTTTTTAGGGGTGTTACTGATAATGATCATGGATTAACGTCCACCAAACAGTTTAGCCAGAGAAGTCAGATCCATCGACGTGTCTCGTTTAGAAGTCACGGTGATCTGGCGCTGTGTCCATTCTTCCGGCATGTTGTTGCCGCTGTAATAGAAGGTAAAGACACCCAAGTCCTGGTTAACCACGATGATCGTGTTCGCCAGTACCGCTTTACGGATTTTGTCAATGCCAGAGCTATCGAAACGCACACCCAGTTCCAGCTCAATGTTGCGAGCGGTTTCTGAGGTCAGAATGATAGTGTTGGCCTGGGAGTTCATGCTGATCACGCCGGTACGCAGCGCAGCCATACGGTTTTTGCTTTCACGCTCAGTGACTTCGGTGTAGTAACCGGAGGTGTCATTTTTACGCAGTTTAAACTCACGCTTGATGACATCTTCACCGCCCAGCAGTTCAGGGGTAGTCAGTTCGCCAGAACGCGCCATGACCATACGGGCTTTCCAACCATCTTCCGGACGGGCCGCTTCAAAGATGTTCTGAAGATCTTTTGAGGTGACCGATACCGGGGTCTGACGGAAAGTCAGTGGGAAGGTCAGTTGGTTACCGTCAATGGTGACAGACGCATCAACAGTGCGACCAACCGCCAGAGGACGATACTCAGACATTTCTGCCATTTTGCTACCCACGTTACTCTGTGGACGTTTTACCGGCGGCGCTGATTCAACACCTGTCACCATGTCAAACGCTTCAGCACCCTGCAAGGACAGGAAGCCAGCACGACGTGGTTGAATGCCGTCGATCAGGTCAGAGATCTTAATCCCGTTAACGCTGCCCTGTTGGGCAAAGTGAGACAGGGTATCATTGATATCACGCAGGTTAACTACCGTCATGAGATCGGACATGAAATCCTGGTGTAACAGGCTGTCTTCAATAGCAACCAAAGGCGAGATCAGTGTTTTAGAAGCAGACTTGGAAACGTTGCCAGTCTGAAGTACATTGTATGTCGCCGCAGCTCCATCAATGATTTTCTTTGCTCCTTCAACGTTTTTCTTGTCCGCACCGAATGAGGTCGCCACTTGAACAAGCGTGGCACCCAAAGAAAGAACTTGAGGAATCATTACGTACTCCATTAAGGTTTGAATATGAGTTCAGATGAAAATAATTTTACAAATTATTCAGGGGAGAACCTCCCAAAGAGGCAGGAAATATTCGATGCTGCCTTATTAGAAGGAACATCGCCAGGTTGGACATCGCCTTTAATTAACTCGTTACGAGGGTTAAAGATTCTTGGTCAGGGCCCGGCAATGATGCCGCTTTCGGATAACACCATAGGATTGCCGTTTGTTACCCGCCCGCAGCTAAACCTTACAGATGATAATATTACCCGGTCTGAGAAGCTGGTGAGTTTGTACGGAGCTGGTCAAAACAGTATCGGTGCATATATAAGGGGGATGCTGGATGAACGCTGGGCTGCCAGCAACGCCGGTGTTATCTTGGACAACCGCATGCCGTTTATCACCCCGTTGACGACCTTTATTAAAACGTCAACGGGTTTCAGCGATCTGCAGCTCTCAGTGGAAACATCAGAGCCAGGTTTGCGTAGCCAGGTTTATCAACGTGTCGCCAGTAAGCTTGAGGAGAATGGTCAGTTTACCATCAACCAAACTTACTACAATCCCAAGCCGTCTGTATTGCAAGCGCTATTCCAGTACTGGGAGGATTATATTTCGGAAGTGGTGTCAGGAGATCGTCAGGTTGCACCTCGTGACTGGTACTTGATGAGTAACCGTATTGACTACGATTGTCGCATCTATCACCTCATCATGAACAAAGACGCCATGTACTTAGAGCATATCTTTGCCACGGTACAGTCTATCCCGACCACTTATCCGGCTGGCGCGATTGCCGCCATCGATACCACCCAGAACACCTTGCGTGGTGAGGGGCAGGATGATTTCACGATCCAGTTCTCCTCGGTAGGACAACGTCAAGATGAGTTTGGCTTGATCCAATCCTTTAACGAACACAGCTTCCTTTATAACCCTAACCTTATGCCCAATGTCCGTAACCAGTACTACCGCGAGATCTCGGCGCAAGAGTACATTGCTTACAGTGGCGGGGCGTATCCTTTATTACTCCCGCGTATTGAACAGGGGCGTAGTGGTATTAAACTAACATGGTGGGTCTCGAAGAATGAGTAGCAGCATGACCTTTGAAGAATTAGATCGGATTTCGAATAACCCGAGTCGTGTGATCTCTACGGTGTTTAACAACATCGAATCCACGTTTTTGGAAGGGTCCGGTACCTTGAACTCTGCAGACCATCCGTTTGCCTTTATGGTAGACCTGGTTGTGGGTTCACAGTTTAACATGATCAACCGTTTAGGGGATTCCGAAGCAGGCGGGTTCTTGAACCATGCTCGTAACATCGGTGATCTCTCCAAGAACATGAGTGACGACGATTGGTACGGTGTCTACGGAGATCCCAGCCAAACGGTGTTGCGTTTCATTATCTCTGAAGAGACCCTGAATGACGTCGCCATTCGTTTCAACGAGATCAACGGCTCACTGGAAAACACCTATCGTAAGTTGGTGATTCCTGCTGATACCGAATTTAGCGTTGCAGGGATTCCTTTCTTGTTGGAGAACCCGGTTGAGATCCGTGTCATGGATCATGGCGGGTATGAAGTGGTGTATGACAGCGCGCGACAATCGCGTCTGAATCCCCTGTCGACCAACACCCCAGATGTTTCCTATATGGATATCGATCGCCTGCGTTACATTGCGATTCATCTGCCGGTGCGTCAACTTAAGATTACCCCGCACAACAACAAGCCGATCAACCCCAATGTGGGCTTTCGTGAGATCATCAACTATGAAGACACCATTTATGCGGTGCGTGCCTTTATTACTCCAGATGGCAGCACACGTCGTTCTGAGATGTCGGTGATCTACAACAATGAGAACTACGACCCGAACCAGGCAACCCTGGTTGTGGATCTCAAAACGGACACCACTTTTGAAGTTTCGGTACCGTCAGTCTATACCCAGAATCAGATCATCGGTATGGCACGCATCACCATCCTGGTTTACACCACCCGTGGTAAACTGTACCGGGATCTTTCAACGTTAAGCGGTCAGTACTTTGGGGTAGAGTATTTTAACTACGCCAATGACCGAGGCATGCCGAATCAGTTTGAGAAACCGTTGACGCAGATCAACACAGTGTTGGTTGAAGCTATGGCACCTATCACAGGTGGGCGTAACGCCATGACATTCCAGGAACTCAAAGACACCATGATCTACGGTCATCGTCAACGTCTGATTCCTATCAGTAACAATGACGTGTCCCAGTTCCTGTTAAGTAAAGGCTACTCTTCTGTTAAGTCGATTGACATGATTACCGATCGTCTTTACCGGGTTACCAAAGATCTGCCGATTCAGGATTCCAAGCTCTACACTGATCGCAGCGTGGCAAGCTTTAATTCCGCCATGGGTGTAAACGTCGGATCCATCTTGACCAGCCTGGAAGAGTTGATTGCCTCCGGTTGGGCCTTTGACAATGGTCAACGGGTTACCCTCCCGCAACGTGCGGTGTTTGATATCACCAAGCAGACGCCGGTGTTGTTGCCAAAGAGTCGCTATGAAAGCTTGATGGCGTCATCGAACCAGGCCAAGATCGATCTGATTGCGGCGAGTACGTTGGTGTACACCCCGTTCACCTATGTGTTTGACACCACCAAGAACCGGGCGGTCAGTCGGATCTATCGTACCAACCGTCCCACCATTCGTTATCAGACGTTCCGCTTTGAGAATGCAACGCTTGGCTTGCAGGTTAGTGTGGGGTCGATTGGTATCCAAGCACTACCTGACGGTTACAAGATCACGATTGAGACTGCGTCCAAAGATGCCTACCAGCGGCTTAATGATGATTCAATTGGGTTGCAGTTGGCGTTAACCCCATCAGGCGTCAGTTCACCGATTACCATGCGAGCGACATTAGAGGGGGTAACAAAAGAAGGTGAGCGTCGTTTCTCCTTTATGATCCCAAGCACACTGGATATCACAGATGCAGATCTGATTGGTCTTCAGGGCTTTAATCAGTTTGGTCAGCCAAGCCGGGTGAACTATGTGGACCTGCAAACCACGGCGAACTTTATCTTCACCGTCAGCGGTCCTGGGTTACAGTTAACCTCGACTTCTGATATGAAAATTGACCAGTCCCTGTTTGATAGCACCAATATCGCGATCATTGAAACGGATTACGTCTTGGAGTTTGGACGCAACCTGGGTTCGCTCTTTACCCGCATTCGTCCTATGGTGGGCGATGAGCAGTATGAGAAGTATCAGCGCGATGTACCGGATCTCTATGAAGCTGACATCTATGAAACGACGTTGGTTGAAGAGAACGGTACCAAGATCAATAAACTGGTCTTGAAGGATGGCTTGCCAGTACTGAAACACAAAGCTGGCACGCAGCGTTACACGGCAGACGGTAAACCGGTGTATCTCTACCTCAAAGATCAAACGGTCTATGACAGCGAGCACAAACCGGTGGTGTTGGCCCCAAGAAAGATGCGTTACTATTGGGACTTCATCGGGTTTGACTTTACCTACCTGTTGTCGCAAGACGATTACGACAAAGACTACATGAACAATACCGAAGCGTTCTTTGTAGATCAAGTGGTGTCGGAACTCGATAACTATAACCGGGTAGCGTTGGACGAAACGCGACTGGTGTTTAAACCTCGTTCTACTATGGGGTACACCAAGACGATCGTCAATGAGATGATTGAACGTATCGTGAAGAACGATCTGGTATTCAGTGCAGTCTACATGTTAACTGAAACAGGCATGCGTAATCAAAATCTCAAAGACAACTTGAATGCATCGACTCACA